CATTATACACCTAGTAATTCTAATGCTCTGGTCTTGATGTTATCACTAGCACCAGACATAGCACGCAATGCTAGGTTCTTACCCTTTGCATTGTAATCAGCCCATTCTATAACTGCTTGCCACATACCAAACTCTGTGTTGCGTATGTTCTCCTGTGTTGGAGAGGCAGCATAGATATTGAATGCTGTTTCTCTGGCCTGCATTGCACGAGTATATTGTTTCTTTTCACCTGTAGATAGTAAGTCATATCTAACTTCTTCTATCTTAGTTGGTAGTGGAAACACACGCTTGAAATAATTTCTTGCGTGCTCGTGGCTTGCTTCTTTGGCTAGCAATGTATCTGCTAGTGCTGTGTAATCAGTAGCCATATCATAACTTAGTTGAATGATATTGCTAATCTCTGATACTGATAGTACTGCATTAGTTGTATGGCTTAACTGATAAGTATACTTGTTCTTACCTCTGTATATCTTATTGATTTGATTCATACAAAACAAACGCTCAATGATTGGCCTGATGATTACTGAACTACTACCATCGTGACTAGTCTTGGCTAGTAAGAATGCAGAGTGTGGGTCGTTGGCAATAGTCATCTCTAATGGCATCTCCATTAGCATCCAGACTTTACCACCACCATCATACTCACCTGCTGCTGCATATCTCATACCACCAGAATCAATTAAACTATCTAGTGCTCCAAAGATTTCAGCATTTTGAAATACTTTATAGCGATTACCAACTACACCTATTGCTGATGTCTCACCAAATGGTGTGGTTTTAATAACTGCTTTCTTGTTTTCAACTGGTATACGATTAACTGTATCGCTACCTGGAACTACATAGTTTGCTTCTAAATCGTGCAAAGATACTGACCAGTCTAGTCCTGCTTGACTGGCTACCTCGCTGGCTGATGTAGCCTCTACTGCTACACCTGCTTTATGCCACGCTGCTTTGCGTGCTGTTCCATATATAGTATTAGTTGTCATTGCTATCTCCATTATCTATTTCATATATAGTATCAATTACTTTTGGATGTAAATGTTCTGCCATTTTTCTGAACTCAGATGCTGGCCATTCTGCATCAAATACTCGGCGTAATAGTTTAGCCAAAGAATAATCAGGATTAGTTTCTAAAATAGTATTAAGAAACTCTGATGCATATTCTTTTTCTTCTGCTTCATATAAGTATCCACAAAATATTGTGGCTAATGGTATTGCTTTTTCTTTTACTACTACATTACCAAGTAATGATATGTATTCACCCACAAAATTAATATCTTTTTCTAATCTAACACCCATTAGAAAATCGCGGATTTGTACATTTTCATTGGTAGCAATGGCTACCTCTGCTATATGTTGGGCTGATGGTATAACTCCATCTGCTAACTCATCAATTGCTATACGAATATCCTCAACGATACGGACATTTACATCACGGTCACTGGGATTGTATCTACCTTCTTGATTAATCAACTCGGACTTTACTTCTTCACGAAGTGTATCCATTATGTTGCTGTCTATCACTTTATCTCCTTTGTTTTGGAGGGCGCTGCGCCCCTGTTGGCGGGCGCCCGACTTACTTATAGATATCTGGCTATTGAATTGTAAGTAGATGTTGATACTGTTTCTTCATCAGTCATTTTTAAAATACGAATAGCATTTTCGATTTCCTCTTTAGCATCACGATAAGTATGAACATTCATTGTTTCAAAATTACGCTCTGGTTCTGGTGGAAAATTAGTTCCAGTAGTTACAATATCAAAATCAATATTGACTGTTGAGTTCCAAGAACGATAATTAGTGCGTACATTTTCAGCCTTACTGAAATTATCAATAGCCCATTTGTTCATTTCTTTACGCCATTTTTCCATAGACTTTTGATATTTAGTTTCGGCTACATCTTGTGATGCGTAATCTGTTTCTAGTTTGTTTAGTGCTTTCTCTAATGCTATGACTACCTTGGCTGTAGGTATCTTTACATTAAGAGTCCTGCCATTTCCTCTTGCCATTGTATCTCCTTTGTTAGTTGGTTGTTTAGTACCATCCTTTTGCTCGCCAATGTGCCCAAGCAACTGATGGTTTTTGATAGCGATGCTCGATATACACCAGCCCGCGCTCAATCTGGAGCGGGGCTGGGGTTCCTGGTTTAGTGTTTAATACTTGTGCAATTCCATATGCACTAGACTTAGGGTTATCTGCAGTATGTTTCCAGCCTGATTCTTTACCCCAAAGTTTTGCAAGGGCTGACCATTCAGACCTGTTCCAATGTGGGTACTCCCACTTTAGTAAGGCTTTGGTATATGCCTTTGCCATTCGTGGTGTCCAACTCTCTATGTTCTCGCAGTTGTTTTGTATTTGTATGGCTACTGCTGCTGCGTAGTTTGGACTCGGTAAGAATGGCATTGAGAATAATGCCAGTAGCCAACTCAAATACTTCGCTAATAACTTTTTCATTTAATAACCTTCCATACGATATATCCAAAGAGTATGAGGAATGTCCAGGTTTGTGCTGCCGTGAGGTATGAACTTGCAATGAACTCGTCAATCATTTCACCCTAACAATCTCTTGGCTATGCTTTATACCTGTATCAAATTCTAATACATACCATTCTGATGGGTCTTCAAGTGCTTCATCACCTGCGGTGTCTACATTTATATGTGTAGTTCGGCGTCTAACTTTTGCCATAATCCACACGGTATGCTCCCATACTGGTGTGTCCTCCTCAAGCATTGGATTCCTCCTCGTTCTTTAGTAGGTCATTAATGGTTGGCTCTGGGGCTACCCATACCCTACCTGTTTCTAGCAGTTCATCATATACATCTAGTAGGTCAAGCATTGCATAGGCAAATGCTTCTTTGATTTTCATTAGTTCCTCAAGGCTACGCATTTGTTTCTCTCCTAGTTCTGTTGTAGTTATTCCTAGTTAAGCGTTCAATGTGCTGGTCTTGCAGTCTGATTATATATACTGAATAGCCCAATGCAAGCAGGCTTGCGGTCAGGGCTATCATAATTCCTATCATTGCTGATACATCTAGATACATCTGTTATCTCCTATTCGACTCGTACTGTGTTTGGCTCGACTGTTATTGCTCCGTAGCATCTACCAGGCGGGGCAAAAAATAAAAAAAAAGAGAGTAGGTGAGCGAGCCGAAGCCCGCCCACCCGCTATATATTACTTAGTTACTTGAACGTCAGTCAATACTACTTGAGTCCAAGGTTTACGGCGCTCTGAGTTATCCTTTGCTGGAGAACGGTCAAAGCGGGTAGAGTGAACACCAATTGCTGATACAACTTCAAACTCTGAGCCAGACTTAATCCAGTCAGTTAGTTTATCAATAACGGCCTTCTCGAATATTACGATAGGTGTGGTAAGGGTTGTGTATTTCTTGCCCTGACCATTGAAATCGTAATCATTAAGGCGTCCAGTCACGATAGTACCGTCTGCCTTTAGTTCCAAATCTTTCAGAACTACGTTGCTGTAATTTACTACGTTCATTGCTATCTCTTTTCTACTAAGGGCAGTTCCCTTGGCACTTGGGACAAGGGACTGCCAGTCTGTATAGTTAGTTGCAGTTAGGACAAACTGCGTGTTTGTTTATTGTGTAGTGACAAGAGTCACATATTGTTTCGTGCTTGGATAGTTCGATAGAGTCATCAAGATTGAAGATTCTATCTATTAACCAGGAGGACTGTTCAAAGAACTCAGTCCGAGTGGTTTTTTCACCAGTCTTTGGATTTACGTATGTAACCACTTCGGCGGAAATCCAGTCGTGAGCCGAAGGCTCATCCTGGATAGTAGCCATATTTAGATACATTGGTTCGTACTCATCAACCAGTTTGTGGGCTATGACTGCGTCTCGAGCCTCCTTGGCTTCGAGGCAGTCAGAGCATAGTTCATTCAGTTGTTGGCACTGATAGCATTCGTTCATTAGGGTAAGTTGGCTTTGAACTATGATTTCAGTATTCATTTTTATCTCCTTTTCTGTTACCACCCTTAAATTTTAAGGGCAACGCCCAAACATCTTAGGCTCGAGCAATGGCTACGCAGGCTTTAGCCTGCCAGCCTATTTTGAGCGCGTTTATGAGAGGCTTGTGCTTGCCAAGACTCGAATGCTCAAAATCGAGAGCCGTCATCAGCAGCCCAGCCAGGCAGTCATAGATTAATGGTGACTCAAATAGCAAGTACAGACTTAACTGTGATTACTGTCATGCCTGAAGGGCGTGACGGGAATCATTGTTAAGTAGGCTTGCTATTTTGCTGATGGAGATATAATCAAAGGGGTCATAAGTAAAAGACGGTGATATCAATTCTAGAGAATTGTATCGCCGTCTGGTCCGCCTTTGATTCGCGGGGCAAAGGGAACAAAGCAGGCGCGTTCCCTTTGACCACGAAGCATAGGACGGATTACGACCATTGGTCTAGCGTCGTCAGGTACCACCTGTTAGCCATTTATGTTTTTGTTTTTAGTTTTTAACTGGGCGCGGATGTGTTAGCAAAGGAGCGCCGAGACTGCCTTCTGTTCAGCATCACACTGTACTGTATAGTAGGTCTCAGTATCAGGCTATGGGTCAACTATCTTGACCCCAGACTGATTAATACTGTGCTGAGTATGTATATGTATCTACCAAAAAGATTTTTCCGTACAGTGTTCACAGTCCTTTGCTATACCGTTATGTCCTATTTTGTACTATTTTTTGGCAGGCTTTTAAAAATAGTTGGGCCAAAAACGTTCGTTTTGGCCATTTGAACAGGTTAATACTATATAGAGACTATTTTATTTTTTACAGTAGCAAGTTCTTTCGGAACTTGCGTTACAGACTGTATCTACTACCTGTTACTAACAGACTGTAACAGAATGAAAACGGGACAGGACTAATGACTTTCAACAAGGGAAATACTAACCCCAAAACCCTGGCTATGGCAGGAGCAAAGGCTAAAGTTTTAGCCCTCGTGGCCGAAGGCCACTCTGTCCACAAGGCTATGGAGATGTGCGGGAAGAAACCCGACACCGTCCGAATCTGGTGCCTACGAGATAAAAAGTTTGCCGCCGATTTAGCCGAGGCTAAGGAGACCGCAAAGGATGCTTCCCTTGCCTCGCTGGGTATCCCAAAAGAGGAAATAGACTTTCCTAAGTTCTCCGAGATATTTTTACAACAGAGGGTATTCCCTCACCATATGGATTGGATTGACCTACTAGAGGGTAGGGAGCCTTCTTGGCTCCACCCTAGTATGGTTTACGAAAAGGCTGACCCAACACGTCTGCTAATCAACGTGCCACCTGAGCACGCCAAGAGCACAGTCATCACCGTAAACTACTCCACATATCGTATCGCCCTCAATCCGAATGTCCGCATCATTGTGGTTTCTAAAACGTTAATCAAAGCACGCGAGTTCGTGTACGCAATCAAGCAGAGACTCTCCCACCCAAGATGGTTAAAGTTGCAAACAACTTTTGGACCAGAGGGGGGTTGGAAAGAGGACTCAGATACTTGGCGAGTTGATACCGTTTACCTTGGGGGCGATGCCCGAAATTCATCTGAGAAAGACCCAACCATCCAAGCACTTGGTATGGGTGGACAGATTTACGGAGCACGTGCCGATTTAATTATTTTGGACGACTGTATTACTACAGCCAACGCTCACGAGTTTGATAAGCAAATCAACTGGCTACAAAAAGAAGTTATTACCCGTTTGGGTAAGAACGGTAAGTTACTAATCGTAGGGACGCGAATTGCACCACAAGACTTCTACAAAGAACTCCGCGAGGCCAAACACTGGTCTGGTGGTAAAAGCCCTTTTACTTATATGGGTATGCCTGCTGTATTGGAATATGCGGAAAGCACGCAAGATTGGAAAACGCTCTGGCCTAAGTCGGATGCTCCCTGGGATGGGGATTCTGATGTTCCTGACGAAGAAGGATTCTTCCCGAAGTGGGATGGTAAAGCGCTAGCCAAAAGGCGTAGCGAAGTAACGCCGTCAACTTGGGCACTGGTATATCAACAAGAAGATGTTCAAGTAGATTCTATATTTCCACCTGCGATTGTTCAAGGTTGTATTAACGGACAGCGCAAACGCGGCCCGCTGAAAGCGGGTGCCGTGGGACATCCCTCGCACATTGAGGGGTATACAATAATAGGGTTTGACCCCGCAATGGGCGGGAATGCCGCGTTTGTGGTATCTACCTTTAACAGACGTGATGGCAAGATATATATTCTTGACTGCGTAAATATGGCAGACCCAACACCGCAAAAGATTCAAGATGCTATTGAGCAATTGGTTGATAAATACAAACCACAGGAACTAAGGGTTGAGATTAACGCTCACCAAAAAGCCTACTCATTAGATGATAACTTAAGAAACTGGCTTGCTGCGTATGGGTGTAGATTAGAGTCTCACTTTACTAGCAAGAACAAATGGGATTCTAACTTTGGTGTAGCAGGTATGTCTATGCTGATGGGAACTTTAAGAGATGATAAGTTCCAAAAGAATAACATTATTGAGTTTCCTTCTACGGAACACTCAGAGGGTCTGAAGGCTTTAATCCAACAATTAATAACTTGGAAGCCTAATACCCGTGGTAAGACTGACTGTGTTATGGCGTTGTGGTTTACCGTGCTTAGAGCAAGGGAATTTATGCAACAGTCAAGTAACATAAGTCGATACGCAAATAACCGCTGGGCAACCAGAGCACAAAAAGAAAAAAGATTCTCAATTAACTTAGATGAAGCCTTTGCTGAGCAATGGCAAGAAACCTACGGATAAGGATACAATGTTAAGTATTGAACAAATTGCAGCGAGAGTAGACTCTCTTAAAGACCGTGCTGCTGACCGTGATGCTAGAGCGCAAGATGTACTCGCTGTCCGTAAGGGCAAGATTGCTTCTGTATATCCAGAGTTCTTTCCAGAGGGTGTAGACGCAAACGTAGTTGCCAACTTTATTGACATTGTTGCTCGTGACTTGTCAGAGGTTATGGCACCACTACCTGCAGTTAATTGTTCTGCTGCTAACCAAGTAAGTGACCGTGCTCGTTCTTTTGCTGATAAGCGTACCCGCATTGCTGCTAACTATTTTGCTCATTCAGATTTACAAGTGCAGATGTACACAGGTGCAGACCATTACATCACATTCGGTTTCGTCCCATTCATCATTGAATTAGACGAAGAGGCAGGGCTGCCGCGTATTCGAGTAGAAAGTCCAATTGGGGCTTACCCAGAGTTTGACCGCTACGGACGCTGCATTGCCTTCGCTAAAAGATATGAACTATCAATCGCTGAGTTAGTATCTCAATTCCCAGAATATGAGTCACAACTCTTAGGACCAGATGGTTATAAGCAGAACCTATCAGCAAGAATTGACTTTGTTCGTTATTACGATAAAGACCAATCTTTAATTTATGTTCCTAGCCGTAGCAATCTGATTCTATCTCAAGCAATTAATCCGCTTGGAAAGATGATGGTTGTTGTTGCTAGACGACCAAGCGTTGATGGTGAAATGCGTGGACAGTTTGATGATGTATTAGGTATCCAACTGCTTCGTAATAGGTTCGCATTACTTGCGATGGAAGCAGCAGAGAAATCTGTTCAATCACCAATCGTTGTTCCACAAGATGTTCAGGAAATTGAGTTTGGCGGAGATTCGATTATTCGAACCGCTAATCCAGCAGGCGTACGCCGTGTTGAATTACCTATACCTAATGGTGCATTTACTGAACAAACATTACTACAACAAGAGTTAAGAACTGGAACTCGTTACCCAGAGTCACGTACTGGTAATCTTGATGCAAGCATCATTACTGGTCAAGGTGTTCAAGCCCTTATGGGTGGCTTTGATACACAGGTTAAGTCTGCTCAGGCTATCTTTGCTTCAGCACTTAAAGATGTTATCTCTGTCTGCTTTGAGGTAGATGAGAAATTCTATGACTTTGAAAAGACAGTTCGTGGTGTAGATGCTGGTTCTCCTTACAGCATTGATTACAAACCATCAAAGGATATTAAGAAAGATTACTCAGCCGATGTCCGCTATGGTATGCTTGCTGGCCTTAATCCAGCGCAGGGACTTATCTTTATGCTACAGGCATTAGGCGCTAAAATTATTTCTAAAGATATGGTTATGCGTGAACTACCATTTGGTATTAACGTAACTCAAGAACAAGAAAAAATTGAGATTGAAGAAATGCGTAACTCTTTACTGGGTGCGTTAGGGGCGTATACTCAAGCAATACCTCAAATGGCTACACAAGGAATGGACCCATCTGATATCATTGTAAAAATTTCAGATGTAATTAAAGCCCGTCAAAAGGGAGTAGCAATTGAGGATGCAATTGAAGAAATCTTCAAGCCTGAAGAATTACCTCCTGCTGGCGCACCTCAGGTTGAGCAAACGTCCCCTGCTCCCGCCGCTCCAGTAGGAGGCATCTCATTACCGCAAGAACAAGGTGGCGGACTACAAAGTCTTTTATCTAGTTTAACTGCTGGTGGACAAGCCAGTGCAAGTGCAAGGACAGTTGTAAGAAGATAAGTTAGAAGGGGACTATGACTGCCATTGTAGGTATTCAAGGAAAAGGCTGGGCTGTTTTAGGCGCAGACTCAATGACTACATATACGGATAAACCGTATGTAGCCAAAGGCTGTGAAAAGATAGTTAAGGTTAATGAGTATTTAGTTGCAGTAGCAGGTGATGCTATAGCAGGAGATATTCTTAATAACTTATGGCAACCACCTAAAGTAGTTAAGACGCAAGACCCAGATAGATTTATGATGATTAGAGTATTGCCATCTATAAAGCAAACTCTAACTGAAGCAGGTTATGACCCAGCACCTAAGAATAAAAATGATGATGATTCTGGATGGGATGCATTAATCTGTTTTAATGGAAAGTTATATCAAGTAAGTGATGATTATGGATTTATGCGGGACGATAAAGGTTTGTATGGAATTGGTGCAGGTGGGTCTTTAGCCCTTGGTGCACTATCAGCAATGGAATCAGAAACAAAGACACACGCTAAAGCATCAAGCGCTGCTAAGAAAGCAGTCAATATAGCAATCCAATATAATGTTTGGTGTGGTGGACCAGTTAATGTCAAAACACAATTTACTAAGTAGGAGGAAGTGTGGCACAACAAGGTGGATATAGAAAGCCGACTAACCCAGCCCCAGTATCAGGCCCTGGCGCTCTTAGTCAACGCACTGACGGGGGACCAACACAAGCCGCAACCTATATTTCAGGATTACCATATGGACAAGGACAAGAAACCTACAACAACCAAGTAGCAGTGCCTATGGCTGGTAATCCAGTTCCTAAGATGGAAATGCCAACACCATTACTTGCACCTACTGCTAGACCTTCAGAACCTATTACTGCTGGTATTGACCGCGGTGAAGGTCCAGGTTCAGAAGCAATGGGAACTCTACCTAATAGGGCTTATACAATTGCAGAGGTAATTAGAAACTTAATCCCATACGACCCATCTGGTGATGCAGAGTTGGTTTATAGAACTTTACTTGACGAAGGGTACTAATGGCTGTAAAAGTTAATCTTATAGTAGCCAAGAATAACCCTAATCTTTATGCTGCTGCTAAGGCTGCGAACTTACCGCAGGACCAAGTATCTCAATTAGAACAGTTTTCTTGGACAGTTGATAAAAATAAAAAACTTAATCAAATGTCTGTTGATGCTGCCAGAAAAGAATACAACGAGTTAGACCCAGAGGTTCAAGAAAAACTTAAGTATTTATATCCTAAAGCAGATTATATGCAAGAAGCACCAGATGCTAGCGATTATGCAGTTGGTGCATTAAAGACTGCTGGTAAAGTATTAGCATCTCCTCTAATTGGTATATTCAAGGCTGCTGGTGTATTCAATAGAGTTATTAATACTCCATACCTAGTAGCACGTCAGGCTGCTCAAGGTGAAGGTTTATTTAGCAAGCAAACATTTACTGATGCTTGGGATGGCCGTAGAGTATATGACCACGGTGCATTAACTGAGGCTATCAATTATTTTGGTAATGAAAAGATTGAGGTAGCAAAAGGTTTTCTAGCGGGTAAAACACCTGGTGAGATTATTTCATCACAGGGTGGAACTGTAAATGAAAAACTATTAGGTGCTTTAGAAGAGTCACTTAACAATCCAGAAGATTTTAGACAGGTAATGGATGCAGTTAAGTATTCTCAAGTATCTCCAGGTAGAGATTTAGCCCGTTCTTTCTTTAGTAAGAATCCAAATAGCAGTACTGCTACTGGAGATTACATTGATGGAAAGACAAAGAATCTTTCTGGCTTTATTGATTTCTTTTATCAATTAGCAGTAGACCCACTTACTTGGGCAAGCGGTGGCTTAACCGCTGCAGCCCGTGCTGGTGCTAGAGCGGCAGAAACTATGAGAAGGTTTCCTGATGCTACTGGCGTTAAAATGGTATTTGAAAATGAAAAGACTGGTGTTCGTAAACTTTGGGATGAACAACTAGGGCCTAAGGTTTCAGACCTTATAGATGCTAAAAAAGCAGGCGATAGAGTAGCGCAAAAAAATATTACTGATGATATAAAAAGAAATCATCCAGCATTTAATAATGACGAAGCAATTAAAATGCTTGAAGATTCTAAGTTAGTAAATGCTAACTCTGCATTATCATTCTTTCAACAGGCAGAAAACTTACCTAAATTTATGGCTGGCCGTGTAGATGGAGTTCAATACTTCCGCAACGGAATTGCTACTGCAAGCACCCACAATAGATTATCTAAGTGGGTTGGTGACCAGGTAAATAAGATTATTAATCCAAGATTGTTTGGTTCTGAAGAAGAAGCGCTAAAGAAGTCAGATGAATTATGGGATGCTTTTCAAAAGCAATCTCCAGAAAATGGATTTGTTGCTCAAGAAGCAACTGATATAAAGAAATTCCACGATTCTTTAACTAAGAAGCAAAAGGCTCAGGTTGCTTTAGCCCGCCAGTTTACTCGTTCCCCACAAGGTTCAGTAATTAAACTTGGAAAAGATGCAGTAAAAACTGCCAATGCTTTTAGATTAACTGCACAACAGGTTATGCCTAAAAATATGGCTGAGTTTATGACTCAGAAGTTTATTACCTCTACACAAAATGACCAACTTGCGATTATGAAGGCAGTTGACTACGCAATTATTGAGCGTTATGGTATTACTGGTCATCCTGGTGGTAAAGAATTAGCAGAAACAATCATTAATGCTAAGTATGGTGTAGCCAATGCTATGGATGAGACAGCAGAATTAGCAATCCGTCCAGATGTAGCGCAAATTTTATCTAAAGATTTTGTAGTTTACAAAGAAGGCGTACCATATCTTAAAACTGGTAGCATTATTCAACCATTTCAAGAGACAAATGCTGTTGGAGCGCTAGATTATTTTAACCTAAGTCAGATATCTTATGAGTTAAAGAGTAAAAAGAATCTATTATTAGCAGTTGGTGGCTCTACTCAGTCTAGATTATCAACTGAAATCGTTAACTTCTGGTCTTTATTTACATTGTTCCCACGTTTGGGTATACGAAGCGCCATTGATGAATCAATGATGTATCTTCTAACTGCTCCTGCTAAGAATATCTTTGGAGTATTTGGTAATAGAAAAGGATATGCAGCAGGTAATATTGCTGCAGCCTACTCTGGCTCTAAATCTGGAGAAAAAGTACGGCAAGCACTTGCTCGCAAACTGGGATTAAGAAACCCAGTAGATGCTTTAGACCAAGCAACTAGAAACAAGGCTTTAGAAAAGTATGCTTTAGATAATAATTTTGAAAATGTTGGTGAGTTAACCTCAGACCAACGTAAATGGGCACAGGCTTTAGCCGCTGTTGATATCTATAACACCAATATGATATCTAAATTAGATGCAGAAGAGGCTGATTATTTAATTCAAGCCCTTGCTTTAAACTCACAATATCTAGGTTCAGCAACCCGTTCTATTGCTAGTGCTGCCAACATAACTGGTAAGCAGGCTCCAGATGTAGCCGAAGAGTTCCTGGATATGAACCAGTTTGATAACCTAATTAAGTATTTACAAGAAACTTTTAAGATTGAAAAAGGCTTAAAGGGTAAAGAAGTAGATGCATCAAAGTTAATAAGAGATAACATCCTTAATGGTATGGGTGTTAATGTTGTTCACTTTGAAAACTTCATAAAGAGATTCTATGGAAACCGTAAGAAGATATACGGCTTTATTGAAGATTATAACTTTAATCCAGCAGATGTATTCTTTAGAAACAATGCATTAAGAGATACCAAAGATTGGTACAATGCTACCAATAGACTGCTATCTAAGATAGGTATTGAGCGTAATGTAGAAGGCGCTTATGATGATTTAACCCAATTAACCTTAGATGAATTACAGGGTAAATTCCTATATGGTATTAGGGATAAGAAGGCTTTAGATAGTTTCTTAGAAAGTAGAAGTTATACAAATACTCTACGTTCACAAGGATTAGACGATATAGATATTGCCCGTAACTTAGTTAGAGCAATACTTGCAGATACATATAAGTATTTCCACGGAGATTCTCAGAAGTACAACCAAGCATTAGTTGATACTATTAAGTCAAAGTATGATGAAATAACTAAAGGTGGAACAGAGTTTGTTCCTAATGCTTGGAATGAAGCAACTAAGGCTTTAACATTTGATGAGTTCTCTGACTTAACTAAAGGTTTTCAACCATCTGGCAAGATGTATACCACCCTTGAAATAGAGGGATTAGATGATTTTCCTACCCTATACCAGCGCTTTGGTAACAAAGCAATGGAGATTATGGACCGTCAGGTTACAGGTATTATCCGTCAACCAGCCACAATGGTTACATATCTAAGACTACGTAAGTTCTATGCTCAGTCTGAAAAGGCTTATACAAAGAAACTTATTGATGATATGGAAATGAAAGCCATTGATGAAGGCAAGAGTTTCAATAGATTAGATGCAGAACTACAAGCACAGTTAATATCACAAAAGTATTTCTCTGAAGTATCTGTTCAACAGGCTGCAGATGAGGTATTAAAGTTTGTTGATAACCCAACTATCCGTTCTAATTTTGCAGTATCAGCCCGAAACGTTGGCAGATACTACCGTGCTACTGAAGATTTCTGGCGCCGTATTCTTCGTTTAAAGGATGTAGCACCAAGAGTTCTATACAGAACCAGACTAGCGCATATAGGTTTAGATGCATCTGGTGGTATATATGAAGACCAAAATGGTGACCCATATGTAATGATGCCTATGGATGATATTATCTTTAAGACAGTAGATAATGTTGTTCGTACATTAACACCTGGCGAATCAGGATTTGGACAACCAATATTCAATGACTTCACTATGAAGTTAAAGTTGGCTAACCCATCCTTTACTCCAGATGCAGGTTTACCTACACTATCTGGTCCAATTGGTGCATTAAGCGTTATTGCTATGAAGAATATCCTTGGTCAAGTAGGCGGAACTACAGGCCAAAAGATTGGACAAGAGTTAGATAACTTTGCACTAGGTAGCATTGGTGAAAACATAGATGTATACCGTGCTTTAGTTCCTTCATCTTTGCAGAAGTTATATTCATTATTACCAGCAAATGAGAAGAGTAGACAAGAAGCCACGGCAGCAATGCAGGCTATTGCATATAATGCATCTCAGGGCTATATGTTGGACCCTAATGCAACAGAGCAAGAGAAGTTTACATATCTAAAGAATATCCGTTTATCAGCACATAACATCATAGTTATGCGTTCTATCTTAGGGTTAATATCTCCAGTTGCTCCATCTATGCAAGAATCAATTGGAGTACCAGACTATCTTAAAGAGGTAGGTATAACAGGATTACGTCCAGAGTTCTTTGATATATTAAATGCAGTAACTGAGAAGTATAAGGGTGATATTCAAGACCCATATGAACTAGCAGTTGCTACATTCATAGGTAAGAATCCAGGTAAATTAATCTATACAGTTTCTCGTGATGATAAGAAAACAAATGTAATCATTAACAAGACTAAAGAATTAAAAAACTGGGCTATAGAGAATCAAGACAATGTTAAAGCCTACGGCGAAGCAGCCTTTATCTTTGCACCTAATACAGGTGATTTCGATATCAGTACTTATGCTTGGCTAGAAGGTGCTGGATTACTAGGCAATAAGAGTCTAGAAAACTACTACAGAGATGTATTAGTATCTAGAGATAAGCAGGCTTATTACGATATAGCCAAAGAAGAGAAGGCTTTCCTTGCTTCTTCTGGCGATACATTAGCCCGCAAAGCAATGATTAAAAATTCTACATTAAGACGTAATGCTCTTAAGGCTAGCAATCCATTACTAGAGGCAGCACTAACTGCAGGTGGTAATGAAGTTGGTAGTGAGTTAGCAATGCTAAGTAGCGTAGAACAAATTGTAATTGACGGAAAGATTTCTCTAGACCCTGGAACCAAGCAAAGATTGGCTATGGTTTCTTCTAGAATTAGACAGTTTGTTTCCCTTGCTAACGACCCATCAAAGAGAGAGTTATCTAACTTCTCTGAGATTAAGCGTAATATGAAGGAAGATATTAAAGCGTTAATTGATGAACTACAAGTTGGAGACCCAATCTTGAAAGAAGCAAATAGGGCTGTGTTCAGGGCTATCCTTGATTACTACTCCCGTGATACTTACACAGCGAAGGAGCGATTCTAATGGCAGTCGGACCTAGTGGTCGAGTAGTTCCCCTTACAGAGGAACAAAAGATACAGAAACAAATAGATAAACTTAATGGCCAACTTAAAGCATTTAATGGCCCTGATGCAAGAGTAAATAAATTTGCAGAAGGTACACCTGAATATAAAAAGGCTGCTGCTGAGGCTAGAAAACTTAGAGAAGATATTGGTACTCTTAAAAGACAACTAGCAACTTCTAAAATAACTAAGGTTCAATCAGCCTATCAAAGAGCATTAGACTCTGGTAATACAGATGAGGCTAATAGACTTAGTGAGCAAATTGCTGATTTAAATGCAACTATTAATAATCCATCTGACCCTAAACTTGATGGACCTCAATATGTAGAGGGTGATGAATTTGGTAATGTCATCAGAAAAGCAGGCTTAATAGTAGATACTGACGAAACTGGTAAAAGTGTTGTCAAGTCTAGTATGGAAGGCTATGCCAATAATGGTTCTGAACACTTTGTTTGGGGCCGTAAAGGTGGATTCAAAAGCAAACTTCCTGGGTTTAGTAGTACTGTCCAAGATACTACAGTTGATGTTAGTGCTAGTTATAATGAAGTAGAAAAGAAGATTCTTCAAGATGCTAACTCCAAACCTGGAGGAATGCAGGCTTTATTTGATAGATTGTATAAAGCAGGTTTAATTAAAAAACAAACCTATGATACCAAAGCAATTGAAACCAGTGATTTTACTTCTGGTTTAATGTATGCATTACGAGAGTACACTAAAAAAACAACTCGTGATTATGAAATTGGTGGCATAAAAGACCCAATATCTTTTGATGATTATTTAGATAAACAGTTTACCCCTGCTGGTCCAGATGTAAAATATAGTTCAGTAACTACTACCCGTGATACTGCAGCATCTGACCTAGATAGATTCTTTATGGATTACTTAGGTGTAGGCGCTACTAAAGAACAACACGATGAGTATTATAAGCAATTAAGAGCCTTAGAAAAGAAGGCAATTAAAACTACCACCACAACAGAAACTTCCCAAAATATTGCTGGTGAGTTTATAGATGATTTAGATAGAGCAGAGTTAATGCGTAAGGTTGCTGGTAAAGCCCTTAATGGTTCTGATATTGATACCATATTAAAAGGCGGTGCTGGTGCAGCGCAAGATGTTAACTCTATTATATCACAGGCTAAGAACTATGGTGTAAAACTATCTAACAAAGATGCATTAGGTTATGTAGCCAATGAACTTAGATTAGGTCAAAAAGATTTAAAGAAAGTAAATGCAAAGATACTTGCTGTAGCAAAGTCTACATATAGTAATCTATCTGATGTGCTATCAGATGAAGTAAGCCTAAAAGATTTATCATCTAACTACATCTACAATATGGCAGAAGTATTAGAATTAAATCCTAAAGACATTGATGCATTAGACCCAACTGTTCAGACTGCACTTAAGAACAACGGAAACAAAGGAACTATGAACTTAACTGACTTTGATAGAATGTTACGTAATGACCCACGTTGGGCTAGAACAAGAAATGCTCGTGAAGAAGCATCTAGATACGCATATGAAGTCCTTAAAGACTTCGGATTGATGGCATAATGGCAACTGGCGGAGCAAAGAAAAGCACAGCATCTAAAATACCTGCAGTAATTGCTAAACCTGCTGCACCTGCCCCTGCTACAAAATCATCAGGAGCAGCACCTAAAGGTGGCGGTAAGGCTGCAACAGGTACAAAACTTGTTCCATCTACACCAAGTGGTAAGTCATCTGGTAAATCATCTAATCAAGCAGCCATTGATAAGTTATTTAAAGATATTAATAAAAACTTTGAGACATTAAAAGGCTTAGGTAAAACCTTAACTGGTGGCGATATTATTGATGAAGATACTAAAGAAGATACAACCGAAACTAAGGTTGAAGATGCAGGTCTTGCTTATGCTAAGATGCAAGATGAAAAAGCCAGACAAGATGCATTTGCTCTACTAAAGGATGTATTTAACTCCTATGGTTTGCCAGAATTAGCCACAGAAATTGAAGGCTATATGAAACAAGGCATTGGTTCTAATCAAGCCACTATTTTATTAAAGCAATCAAATGCTTATAAAGAAAGATTTTATGGCAATGAATTGCGCCGTACTGCTGGATTAAATGTAGTTAGTGAAGCAGAGTATCTTGACCTAGAAAATAGTTATTCAGAGACTCTTAAGGCATATGGTTTACAAGATTACTTTGGTGCAGGAGTTACTGTTGCTGAACGCAAGAATCGTCAAAAAGCAATAGCAGATGTAATAGGTAAAGATATATCTGCAGTTGAATTTAAAGACAGAGTATCTACTGCGGTAGATAGAGTTAAGATGGCTGACCCTGCTACTAAGAGTGCATTCCAACAATTCTATGGAATTGGTGAAGCAGACCTTGCTAGATATTTCTTAGACCCAACTAGGGCTTTAGTTACTCTTAAAGAGAAAGCAACTGCTGCTGAAATTGGTGGCGCTGCAATAGGACAAGGACTACCAGCCACTGCTGCTAGTGCAGAAGACCTTGCTAGATTTGGTATTAGTAGAGAACAAGCACAGGTTGGTTATTCAGTTATTGCTGAAGAGTTACCTACTGCTACTAAACTAAGTCAGATTTATGATGAAGAAGGAATTACTTACGGACAGGCAGAGGCAGAGCAAGCAACATTTAAACAACTAGCATCTGCTAAGCGTAAGAGAGAACAACTAAAGGCTCGTGAAGAAGCAGCCTTCCAAGGTTCATCAGGTGTAGCACCTGCTGGATTAAAGACTACATACCTGCGTCAATCAAGTTCAGCAGGTTATTTCTAAATAGATTCCCTACACGGACCTACCAGCCCCGTGAGGTGTATAAGTCTGGGAGTAGAAGCCAGCCAGTTTCCCCGAACTGAACTGTGGTCTGCGAACTAATCAACGAATAGAAAGGGTGGTTGCTATGAGCAACAATTACTGGGAAGACGAAGACGAAGACCAAGATAACGATACACCTCTGCAAGGTGATGACTTAGTTAAGAAACTAAGAAAAGCCAAACGTGCAGATGAAAAGCGTATCAAGGAACTTACTGAGCAACTTGAGGGTTTAACCAAGGTGCAGCGTGAGAGAGTCGTCAAAGAAGTCCTAGAAAAGAAAGGTGTAAACCTTAAAGCAGCAAGACTAGTACTAAAAGACTTAGATGATGTTAATGAAGATACAGTTTCTAACTGGCTCGAAGATAACGCAGATTTGTTTGGAATCAATGTTCCTGCTCAGTCCAATGCAGATAACGCATCCCTTGCGGCATTACGCCAGCAAGATGTAGTTACTCAAGGTGCAGTTACACCAGACCGTGAACAAGACTTTAACTCTAAGATTGACAATGCTCAATCTGCTGATGAGTTAATTGCCTTACTGCGGTCACAACAATAACAATTCCGTTCATAGTCACTTGGAGGTGACGAATGCCTACAGTAAATTATACAACCACAGGTTCATCCTCTCTTGGAGGAACCGCTGGTTCTGCTGGCTTAGTACAGAAGGCGTATGACCGTCTTCTAGAATTCGCTCTCCGTTCTGAACCACTAATTCGTTCAGTAGCAGATAAGCGTCCAGCAAGACAAGCAATCCCAGGCTCAACAGTTGTTCTACAACGCTACGTTGACCTTTCAACAGCAACATCACCATTGACAGAGACAGATGATGTCGATTCAGTGGCGCTGTCTACACCAACCTCAGTAACCATTACTCTTTCAGAGTACGGTAACTCAGTATTGGTAACACGTGCATTAGAGTTATTCTCTCTTGCAGATGTAGACCCAGCAATTGCTAACATCATTGCATTTAACCTTGCGGATTCTATTGACTCTATCGCAATGACAACATTGCGTGGTGGTTCAAACGTAATCTATTCAGGTTCAACAGCAACTTCAACTGCAACAATTACTTCAGCAGCAACTCTAAGTTCTGCTAACGTTCTAAAGGCAGTTGCAAAACTACGTGCTAACAAAGCAGTACCTCGTAAGGGTACAAACTTCTGGGCTGGTATCCACCCAGAGGTATCACACGATTTCCGCCTTGCTACTGACACAGGTAACTGGTTAGTACCAAACCAATACGGTGCTTCACAAGACCGCGTATGGGCTGGAGAAATCGGTGTATACGGCGGAGCATACTTCGTAGAGACTCCACGTATGTACAAGGCACAAGATGGTTCTGGTGGAACTGCTGCTAACAGCGTATACCGCACAATTATTTGCGGACAGCAAGCACTTGCTGAGGCTGTTGCTGAAGAGCCACACACAGTAATCGGACCAGTAGTAGACCGCTTAATGCGTCATCGCCCAATGGGTTGGTACGGCGTATTAGGATTTGCTCGCTACCGCGAAGAGGCTCTATACAGAATCGAATCAGGTTCTTCAATCGCTGCTTAGTTGATTGACGGTAAGACACTGTTTATACGGCGAATACGTTGCAGTGTCTTACAGTAAGTTCATTAAGGAGAACAATGGCATATTATCTATTTAAGACACCTAATGTAGAAGAGGGACCAGCAGGTGGTGCTAGGCTGTTTTACTTTTATAAATTAAATAGGGGTATAAGTATTGCTAAATCTGGTGCTACTTACTCACGGGTAAGATATGCAGTAGATGAAGATATAGCAAACTATGATGAATTTTATCGTGGTGGTTATACCCATACGGTTGATGATACAACTAAGGCAGCATTAATTGCTGGTGGCGTTGGAGTAACGGAAGCGAACTTTACAGCGATATGAGTTTACATCAAGAAAGAACACATCCAGAATTTGTAGAAGGATGTTTTGGTTGCAAGATTGGTACTCTAGAACTAGCACCTGGAGATGCCAGAAAACCAATTGCCCAAAAGAAATGGGACGGAGAATTGGCTGCTTATCGGGCTGCTAGGGCCGAAGGTATCCAACCAGGAGGGACAACTTGGCGGCAAATAAATGCAGCACGGGAAGCCTCTGAAAAGTTAAATAAACCATATGATGCAAACACTATGCCAGCGGCTCAGAAGATAGACCAACGGGTAGCAAACACAATGCGAGAGGTAGGAATGTAATGCCAAAAGTAGGAAAGAAAAAGTTCCCATACACAGCCAAAGGAAAGGCTGCTGCCAAGGCTTATGCTAAAGGCGAGAAGATGGAATCTAAAGCAGAGAAAAGAATGGAAATGAAAAAGGGTATGAAGAAGATGGGCAAGAAGAAGTAATATGCCTACTCCTAAACCTAAATCTAAACTAAAAGTTTCTGGTGCTGGTGACTCCAATTATGTTAAAGATATGATTGCCAGAGGCAAGGCTCAATCAGAAATGAAAAAGTTTCAGAATCAAATATCTCCTAAGGGTGTTGCTGCAGCAGAAACTGCTGCTCGTAAAGCAATTGAGAAAAAATACCCAGGAATGTTTGTACCTCAAACACGCACAAAGGCTGGAGTAAAGAAAGTTGGAAAGAAATGAAAGCCAAAAAGGGAATGGGATTCAAAGCAGCCCAAAAGAAAATCTCTGCCAAGCAGGGAGTCTCTATGGAACGTGCTGGAGCCATCTTGGCTGCGGGTGCGAGGAAAGCAAGTAAGGCTGCAATTAAAAAGAACCCTAACCTATTAAAGGTTAAGGGTATGAGAAAAGCAGGACGAGGAAAGTAATGTCATCGGGTCAACGTAAGCGTCACGACGGTTGGAATAAATCAATTATGCGGGATGGTGTAATTGTTATTCTTCGTAAAGACGGGCGTGAGAAAATGCGCCTTGACCCTAAGACAAAAGAACAAATTAAGGGGAGTAAATGAAAGACTCAAGATTAAAGAGGGCAGGAGTATCTGGCTTCAATAAGCCAAAGCGTACCCCTAATCATCCAACTAAATCACACGTAGTAGTGGCTAAGGTTGGTAGTCAAGTTAAAACAATTAGATTTGGACAGCAAGGTGTAACTGGGGATAGACAACCTACTGCTAGACAGAAATCATTTAAGGCACGTCACGCTAAGAATATTGCCAAAGGCAAGATGTCTGCAGCATATTGGGCGGATAAAGTAAAATGGTAGCCAAGAAGAAAACAAAGTCTAAGGTTAATGCTGCTGGTAACTATACCAAACCTGGTATGAGAGCAGCGTTATTTAAGAAGATTAAGGCTGGTTCTAAGGGTGGAGACCCAGGAGAATGGTCAGCCCGTAAGGCACAATTACTTGCAGTTCAATATAAAAAATCAGGCGGAGGTTATAAGTAATGGCACTTGCTAAATCTCAGAAGTCTTTAAAAGACTGGACTGCACAAAAGTGGAAAACTTCTGATGGTAAGCCATCTAAAGGCAAGAAAAGATATTTACCTGAAAAGGCTTGGGCTGCATTAAGTCCTGCTGAAAAGGCTGCTACTAATAAAGCCAAGGCTGCAGGTAATGCTAAAGGTAAACAGTTTGTAAAACAACCTAAATCAATAGCCAAAAAAGCAGCAAAGTACAGATAGGGACATAGGGGACTATGAGTAAAAAAGATTCTATAGCACTTGTATGGTGCGATAATGGAATGGTAGATGGCAAGTTTATGCAAGGCGTAGCAGATGTAATGCTAAAGTCTGGCGTAGAATTTGCTACAACATTACGTAGCCAAGGTAATCAAATTGGCAGGCAGCGACAAACAGTTTTTGATTATTGGTATGACAAGACTGATTACGAATGGTTATTCTGGGTAGACTCAGATGTAGTAGTTAGTCCAGAAAAGTTTAAACTATTATGGGACAACAGGGACGCAGAAAAGCGTCCAATGATTACTGGAGTATATTTTACTACAGATAATCCTGAGGAACCCTTGATGGTTCCAATGCCTACATTGTTTAGTTTTGTTGCTAATGAAGATGGTGGCTTTGGATTAGCCAGAGTACATCCTATGCCTCAGAATCAACTAATTAAAATTGATGCAGCAGGTATGGGATTTATCCTAATGCATAGAAGCATAGTACCTAAAGTCCGTGAAGTAGCAATTGACAAAGTCGTCTTTATGGAAATGGGTAGAGGTAAGAAATTTATAGGCGAAGATATATTCTTCTTTGCTTTATGCGATAAGGCTGAGGTTCCACTATATGCCCATACTGGGGCAACTGCTCCGCATATGAAGCGGTTCTCTTTTGATGAGCATTACTATCAAGCATTTTTTGGTAAACCAAAAGAAGAACCTAAGTCAAAACTTATTACACCCGACAAGAAAATCATTACACCTAGATAATAAAGGAAGATATGACAACTACCCTATCGAACATAATGGATGAAATCCAGATTAACTTGGCTGGATATACATACCAACAAGATAGAGCAACTCACTTAACCAGTGCAGTTAGCACTCTAACATCACCATCATCTTCACCTACTATTTTATCTTTAGGTTCTACTGAGAATCTAGGTAAAGGTGTAGTTGAGATTGATGAAGAGTTAATGTGGGTAGATTCATTTGACCGTGTGGCTAATACAGCCACTGTAGCCCCATATGGCCGTGGCTATCTAGGTACTACTGCTGCTACACACACAGCAGATACTAAGGTTACTATCTCCCCTACCTTCCCACGCCACGTAATTAAGCGTGCAGTTAATGACACCATTAAAGCAATGGGCGCTACTATATTTGCAGTAAACAACACTTCATTTACTTACAATGCAGCAATTACTACATATGCATTTGCTAACCTAAATATAGATAATATCTTAACAATTATGTGGCAAGAGATTGGTCCATCTAAAGAATGGATACCAGTTCGTAGATGGTCATTTGATTCTTTTGCTGAGCCTACAGCCTTTGGTTATGCATCTACAGATGATGTTCAGACAGTAACTATCGGAGATTACATTACTCCAGGTAGAACTGTAAAGATTGTATATGCAACTGAGCCTGTAGCATTTACAACTAATGTTCAAGATTTTGCAACACAAACAGGGCTACCAGAATCCTGTAAGGATGTGGTAGTACTTGGTGCTTCATACCGTTTGCTTACCTACCTTGACCCAGCACGTGCGGCTCAAGTTAGTCCACAGGCAGATGAAACAGATAGCAAGAGGCCGTATGGTTCTTCTCAGAATGCATCCCGTCAATTGCTAGCACTTTATACACAACGCCTCTCTGAGGAAACATCAAGACAACAAGCAACATATCCAATCCGCATCCACTACAGCCGATAGGTAGATAAATGACAACACGTAAATACTCCTCACGCTCACAGCAGACAACTCTGGCTTCGGCGTTAACCTCATCTGGTACTTCAGCAACCGTAGTATCAGGAACTTCATTACTAGGTGGTGTGACCATATCTGCTGGTCAAACTTTCACCGTAGTAATTGACCCAGATACAGCGCTTGAAGAAATTGTAGATGTAACGGCGGTTGCGACTAACACTCTTACTATTACTCGTGGTATTGATGGCTCATCTGGTGTAGCCCACTCTGCTGGTGCTGTAGTACGCCATATGGCAATTGGTAGAGATTATCGTGAAGCCAATACCCATATTGAAACTTCTAATGGAGTACACGGTATTGCTGCTACTTCAAACGTAGTAGGTACAACTGATACTCAGACACTTACCAATAAAACTTTAACTGCCCCTACAATTACCAGTCCAACAATTACTGCTGGTGCTGGTGCAGAATTTACCTCTATTGTATTTGAAGGTGCTACTGCGGATGCCTTTGAAACTACATTAACAGTAGTAGACCCAACTGCAGATAGACAAATTGATTTACCAGATGCTTCTGGACGTGTAGTACTTCGTGATACTACAGATACTTTAACTAACAAAACTTTAACAAGTCCTACTATTTCAGGTACTCCAGTCATTACTGGTCTATCTAGTGCAGGTATGATTTCATCATCTGCTACTCCAAAAGATTATGTAGATAGCATTCTAGGTTCTGCAACTGCAGCATCTACCTCAGCAGCATCTGCTGCTACTAGTGCTTCTTCAGCAGCCACATCAGCATCTAGCGCAGCAACAAGCGCAAGTAGTGCTCAGACTTCAGCAACATCTTCAGCAACCAGTGCAACTGCTGCTGCTACCAGTGCTACTAGTTCTGCTACTAGCGCAACTGCTGCAGCAACTTCAGCGACATCCGCTGCTGCTTCTGCTACTGCTGCTGCAACTAGCGCTACAAGCGCTGCAGCCAGTGCTACCGCTGCTGCTAACTCTGTGGCCACAATTACTACATCTGCAAATAGTGCTGCAACTAGTGCTACATCTGCAGCAACTTCAGCCACAAGTGCTGCTACTTCAGCAACAAGTTCTGCCACAAGTGCTACAGCATCGGCTACAAGTGCTACTGCTTCTGCAACATCTGCTAGCGCAGCAGCAACATCTGCTACAAGTGCGGCTACCTCTGCTACATCAGCAGCCACTAGTGCAACTAGTGCTGCAGCATCTGCCACATCTGCTCAGGCTTGGGCAACTAAAACTGATGGCACAGTAGATGGTTCAGAGTACTCTGCTAAATATTATGCTCAACAATCCAATGCTGCTAATGCTGTTAACAAGACTGACATTAACGCAAAGGGTGATTTAATTGTTGGTAGCGCAAATGATGCCTATGTAATTTTACCAGTGGCTTCAACTGCTGGATATATATTATCTGTTGATTCAGCAACAACTTCAGGACTTGCTTGGTCTGCACCTAATCCAGGAGATATAACTGGCGTAACTGCTGGCACAGGTTTAACAGGTGGTGGTACCTCAGGAACCGTAACTTTGGCTATTGATACATCTTCTGTTGTAACCTCTGTTACCTCAGGAAATACAAATAGAATTTCTGTTGGCGGTACGGCTACTGCCCCGACAATAGATTTAAGTACTAGTGGAGTAACCGCTAATACTTATACCCTCTCTACTATTACTGTAGATGCTTATGGTAGAATTACCTCTGCTTCTACAGGAACAGCGCAGGGTGAAACATTTAATCCACTACTACTGATGGGAGCCTAACTTGGCTGCAACATATAAAGTGCTGGGTCAGGTTAATCCCAGCGCAACAACAGCAACGACTGCGTATACAGTTCCGTCTGCTACAGAAACTGTAATATCAACTATTACAATCTGCAATACAGGTGGTTATCCAACTACATATCGTATTGCTGTCAGACCAGATGGGGAGTCTTTGGCTACTAAACACTATGTTGTTTATGACTCAAGCGTAGCCCCACAAAGCACAGATACTTTAACTTTAGGAATAACCCTAAATGCTACTGATGTTGTAACTGTTTATGCAGGAGCAGCAACTTTAGCATTTAATCTATACGGAAGCGAGATTGCATAATGGCAACAGGAAATATCAGAGGCGGTAAAAGAAACTACGCAAAGCCTTCTAAACCAAGCACAGTTACAGCAGCAACAACTGGAGGTTCTGCATTAGTAACAGTTACACCAAATACTTCTGCTGGTCCACAAGCAACTAGTTATACAATTACAGCAGCATCAACAAATGGTGGAGCATCTTCAAGTGCTACCTTAGTTGCTGCAACAACTGCTACTACTGCAACTATTAGTGGTTTAACTGCATCAAAAATATATTCTTTTTCGGTTGTTGCAAATAACTACAACGGAACTGATGGACTAACTACAACATCAAATACTGTAGAAGTTTTATTGCCTCAAATAGTAGATTACTTAGTAGTTGCAGGTGGTGGAGGTGCTGGAGGAGGTCGCTCTGGTGGTGGAGGAGCAGGTGGACTTCGTTCAACTGTTACTGCTACTGGTGGTGGCGGTACTCTTGAGTCTGCATTATCCTTCTCTACAGGAACTAATTACACAGTAACTGTTGGCGCTGGTGGTTCAGGAAGTAGTAGTCGTTCTTATCCAAACAGTTCTGGTCAAGGTAGTAACTCTGTATTCTCTACAATAACATCTGTTGGTGGTGGTTCAGGTTGTGCTGACCAAGGTAGCAATAGTAATGATACTAAAAATGGTGGTTCTGGTGGAGGTGCAGTTGCTGACCCAGTTCCAACTGGTGGTACAGGTACAGCCAACCAAGGTTATGCTGGAGCAAGTAGAGCAGCAAATCAAGAAGTACCTTGCGGTGGTGGCGGTGGTGCTGGCGCTGTAGGTGCTATAACTGGTGTTGGTGGTGCTGGTGTTTCTGTAAGCATTACTGGTTCAAGTGTTGGCTACGCAGGTGGTGGTGGTGGTATGATTTCCTCAGGTTCTACTACTCCAGCCTTAGGTGGCGGTGGCTCAGGTGGTTCAGTTTCATCTAACGCTACTGCAGGAACTGCAAACACAGGCGGAGGCGGTGGAGGTACTGGTGGTGGTGATGGACAGTCTGGTAAAAATGGCGGTTCAGGTGTTGTAATTCTAAGATACCCAAGCAACTATACTATTACCGTTGGTGCTGGACTTACTGCTGATGCTACAGGTACAGATGGCAACTACTCATACAAAGTAATTACTGCTGGCACAGGCAATGTGTCCTGGGCATAAGAGAGGAAAAATATAAATGGCTCATTACGCTTTTTTAGATAGCAACAATATAGTTACTGAGGTAATTGTAGGTGTTGACGAAAATATAATTCAGACCGATACAGATGGTACTCAAGTTGGTGGCTCAACTGAGGCTTGGGAAACTTTTTACGGTAACCTTAGAGGTCAAGTATGTAAAAGAACATCTTACAATGGGAACTTCCGTAAAAACTATGCAGGTATTAACTATACCTATGATGCAACAAGAGATGCTTTTATAGCCCCTAAAGACTGGAACTCTTGGGTATTAGATGAAGCAACTTGTAAATGGAAAGCCCCAATACCTTTCCCTACTGATGGAAAAGATTACCTATGGTCAGAAGATGACTTAACCTGGAAGGAAGTAGAATAGTGGCATCAGATACATCAATCACGCTGTATAGAGGCGCAGCAGCGACCTCTAATACAACCCTATACACATCTCCAGCAAGTGTTGCTGTAGCCGTAACTAATATTGCTATTGTTAATGATACTGCTTCTGCTGCTACTGCAACGATTAACTTGGCTACCATACCATTGGTATCAAGCATAGCCCTTGCTGCTAATACTACTCAGTTCATTGACCTAGAGCAGATTATCTACAATGGTGAAACTATTACTGGCTCTGCATCTACAACCGCAGTTGACTTCCATATTGCAGGTTACGAGGTTTACTAATGGCACTTATTCAAGTACCTGCTCCTAGTAGTACTTTTAATTTAATTAAACGCAGTTCATTTTCAAGTGTTGCTGGAACTGGCACAACTTTTGATGGTGTGTTTACTAGTAACTATGTAAGTTATTTGCTTGAAATTGAAAATTTAGGTTCAGCAACCGCAGGTGATGATTTACAGTTTGTATTTAGAGCAAGTGGTGTTGATGCTACCGCTCATTATGGAAACACTATGCAAAATGCTTATAATGCATCTACTTGGAGCAATACTTCATCTGGTAATACTAATCAAATAACAATATATTTTGATAATGCAAGCACTAGTCTTCCTGCTATTGGTCAAATTTTTGTTAACAATATAGGAACTAATATATTAACAACTATGAATGGATTTATTATGGGAACTTCTGGTGCTTCCTATAATTTATTTTTTGGGCAATCTAATAATACAGGAACTTATACTGGTTTTAGACTTAAATCAGCATCATCAAATATAACTGGCACAGTGGCAGTTTATGGATTGGCGAAATCATAATGACAACAAAAGAAAAAATGATTGAAATAATTAAAGCAGAAAATCCAACATTAAAAGTTGGAGATGAAGATAATGGTTATATAGAGTTAACTGGCGCTGATTATGATGCAGTTATTTCTGAGTGGGCTGATGCTCGTATAGAAAAAGAAACTAGAATTGCAGCCGAAGCAGAAGCCAAAGCAGCAGAAGAAGCAGCAAAGCAACAGGCATTTAATGATGCCGTAGCAGCAGCAGTTGCTGCAGCATTGGCTAATAGATAGACTAAAAACAAAAGGGGACACAATGAAAGAAATAGTTTTCTATCCAAAATCTAAATATATAGAAAGCATAATAGATGCACCAAAACCTATTACTGCACCAGATTGGTTTAAGAAACTATCTGTGTATCAAAGTGGTAATAAACTTGAGGTTGAAAATGGAGATGCAAACTACTCGGCAAAAGCCTGTATGCCATTTTTAGATTCATTAACATCAGGATATACCTTTGAACTATGGTGTGATGTATTAGTAAAGAATACTCCTGGTGGTAAAAGAGTTACTTGGAGTCATACTGATTACGAGTTAATTCCTTTAACCAGTAGGGTTGACCCTGGTATGCCAGCAATGCCTGGCTTTGACCCAATGATTTTTACTTGGCGCACACATTGGGGTATCAAAACTCCTAAAGGTTATAGTTGTTTATTGACCCATCCATTTAATAGAACAGATTTACCTTTTATAACTAGCACAGGTATTGTAGATACTGATGAGTGGGGTATATGGGGTAACCAACCATTTGGTATTAGAAAAGACTTTGAGGGTGTTATACCTGCAGGAACTCCAATCATACAGATAATACCTTTTAAAAGAGAAGGTTGGAAATCAAAAATAGATGACTCATTAACTGAGTGGGCAAACAAAGAGAATCTAAAAAGTAGAAGCAAGTTTAGAGGCTACTACAAAAATAAATATTGGAATAAAAAAAGTTACGAATAATCACAAGGGGACAAAATGATTAAACCAAATGAAACAGTATCTATTGGCTGGTGCGATAATGGCATTACTGACGGTAAGTTTACTGAAGGGTTAGTATCTATAATCCTTGCTGGGGCTAACAATGGTATGCCTATTGCTAGTTCTATTAGGGTACAAGGTAATCAGATAGCCAGACAAAGACAGTCTTTATTAGACCATTGGTATGATAAGATTAAAACTGACTGGTTGTTATGGGTAGATTCAGACATAGTAGTAGATATGAATATATGGAAACTACTACACGATACTGCTGATAAAGATACCCACCCAATGGTAAGTGGTATTTATTTCATAGCCAAAGATAGAGATGGCAGTCTGCCAGTATTTATGCCAGTTATCTTTGATGACATAGATGAATACACAGTTAAGTATCATCACCCACTACCACCTAATCAAGTACTTAAAATTGATATGGCAGGTATGGGATTTGTAGTTATGCATAGAGATGTAGTAACTAAACTACGTGAAAAGTATGGCAATGAAGTATCTTTCTTTGCCGAGAATGACCAGAAGAATGATAAGTTTGTAGGAGAAGATATATCTTTCTTCCGCAAATGTAAGACTGCTGGTATTTCATTACACGCACATACTGGTGCAGTAGCCAAGCATATGAAGACTACTGTGTGGGATATGGACTTATACGCTTTATATTGGAATTCAAAAACCCAACAAAAATAATTAAGGAGCAACGTGGCAGGTCGTGATATTACCGAAGGTCGTGCCGAACAAGCAATTGCTGTTGATGTTGGTATTGTATCTACATCTCAATACTGGCAAAATACATCTGACTCATATGATGTAGCAGTTGGTGGACAACCATTCTTCTATGCCATAAATGACCAACGTCCATACATTAGACAGACTGCACCTTACAAGAAGGACCAGTTTGATAATGGAGCAGAACCAGGTGAGCAATCACTTACTGGTTGGTGGATTAGAAGTCAGTCATCATTTCACGGTGGTGAAGGTATTAAGTTCTATGACCCATCTGCTGGCGAGACAGTTTCCCATAGATTTACAGATAGTAAAGGTGTTAATGTCTGGACTAAGGGTGAAGTAACATTACTTAAAAATGTTGCTACTGGCCACGTAACTACATACCCAGTTGAATCTAATGGTCGTGCATTCCAACAATTACGCTCTATTAAATGGGGCAGTAATAACGGTGTACTACTACACGATGGATATGATGTAGATAAAATTGATACTGCTGGCGTAGAAACTCACTTCATTGACTTTAATGCTGGTTCAGATGACAAGGTATATGCAATCTGTGATGATGGTACTGATGCCTATTGGGTAACTAATGACACTGGCCCATCTGGAAAACTAGAAGTAAATAAAAAGCCTTTAACTGGAGATGCATCTACCTCTAAAACAGTATTGTTTACTGCTGCTGGTATTACAGTAACTAATGCTGCTATGGAATACGTTAAAGACCGTATTGTTATGGCTGCTAATAATAAGATATATGAGTTTTCTACCTCAGCATCATCATTACCTACTGCTATATATACACACTCAGATTCAGATATTATTTTTACTTCTATTACAGCATCAGGTCCCGCTATTTATATCGCTGGCTTTAGTGGTATCCAATCATTTATATTTAAGTTTACCCTTAATACATCTGGTTCTATGCCTAGTCTTACCTCAGCCATTACTGCTGCGGAGATGCCAGTTGGTGAAGTAATACATAAGATTTATTACTATCTAGGTTATATGATGATAGGAACCAATAAGGGAATTCGTGCAGCAACTGTATCTGACCAAGATGGTTCTATAAATTATGGCCCACTAATTGTAGAAACTACTCAACCTTGCTATGACTTTGCAGCCAGAGATAGATTCGTATGGTGTGCAACTAGCGTAGATGGTGAGCCAGGAGTTATCCGCATTGACCTTGGTAATGAGATAGAAACCTTGCGCTTTGCCTATGCTAATGATTTATATTATACAGGTGTATCTGGAGTTCATACTACAGCCTGTGGATTTTTGGGAGAAACAAACAGACTTGCATTTTGCACAGAAGCAGTTGACCAAAAGTCTGTAACCAATAAGGAACGCACTGGTACTACTGCAACTATTACATCTAATGCACACGGTTATGTGGCTGGAGATTACATATATGTTATAGGTGTAGATGCAGCATTAGATGGTAACTGGACTATCACTTCAGTAACTACAAATACAATTACATATACAACTACTACATCTGGAACTATTGCATCTACTGCAGTAACTACTGGATTTGTTGGCAAGCCTGGCTATTCGTACATAGAGGCAGAATCTACATTGATGTCTACTGGTTATCTAACTACAGGATATATTAGATATGGCACCCTTGAGCCTAAAAACTTTAAGCGTTTACTTGCTCGTGGTGACTTTAATAAAGGTTCATTAGTACTTGAAACTGTAGATAAAGATGGTGTTGAGTATGACCATATTACCTACGAAGCAGGAGTAACTGCAGTTGAGGTTGGTACTAACAACCCTGATACAGCACAAGAGTATGTAGCCTACAAGTTTGTTCTTAACCGTGATGCTACAACTACTAGCCAAGGTCCAGTATTTAAGGGCTATCAAGCAAAGGCTACTATTGCTACACCACGTCAAAGAGTTATGAAGTTTCCTGTTTATTGTTTTGACATTGAAACAGATAGATACAATGTGGTATCTGGATATGAAGGTAAAGCACTAGCACGACTACAACTACTAGAAGGAGTTGAAGAGAATGGCGACGTTGTTACCTGGCAAGACCTTACTACTGGCGAAAGTCGTCAGGTAGTTGTTGAAGAAATCTCATTTACCCGTATGACCCCACCTGATAAAAGATTTGATGGGTTTGGCGGAGTAATTGAGATAACTATTAGAACGGTATAATACTTATGACACCTAATGACTGGGCTGCACTGGCAGTTGCCATAACTACTTTACTTGGAACACTAGCGATAGCAGTAAGACACTTAGTTAAACACTACTTATCTGAACTTCGCCCTAATGGTGGCTCAAGTGTCAAAGACCAGGTCAATAGGTTAGAGCAAAAAGTAGATACGCTTTACCAGATTTTAATACAGAAGTAGAAAGTAGTGGGGATGAAAGCAGATAACTTTCCTAAATGGTTTTATGATAATGGAACAGTAGATGACTTTGAGAATGGACTAGCAGAGTTCAAGGGTAAAAAGAATCTTAAGTTTTTACAGATAGGTGTCTTTACTGGTAACGCATCTGCTTGGTTACTAAAAAATATTCTTACAGACCCAACATCATTACTTGTAGATATAGACCCTTGGTGTGGAAACCTACCTCACGAGTCAGTATATGACTGGGATGATATACAAGAAGCCTACAAAGAACAGATAAAGCCTTATACTAATGAGGTAGCATCACATAAAGCATTTAGTGGTGACTGGTTAAAAGAACATAGAGAAGTTAAGTTTGATTTTATTTATATTGATGGTGACCATCTACCAGAATCAGTTACTTTAGATGCAAATTTATCTTGGGACTTACTTAAGTCTGGTGGCATTATGGCATTTGATGACTATGAGTGGAACCATCCAGATGGATTTGATAAGAACCCTAAGCCAGCAATAGATGCTTGGCTAGCAAAACATAAGAATGAAATAGAAATAATACGTAAAGGATGGCAAGTATGGATAAGGAAAAAGTAAATGACAACTGTTGCCAAGAGAGCCACACCTGCTGCGATTGCTGTACTGCGCCAAGCGACGGCGTTAAGACCGAAGCGCAAGAAAGCCAGCGATGGTCTGCTTCCATCTGCTGCTCATCTAAAACAGAGTCCTAACTCAGACCATAATACTGGGTATGCAGCCGACTTAACTCACGACCCTAATGGTGGTATAGATTGTTTTGAAATCTATGAGAAATTACAGTCAGATAAACGAGTAAAGTATTTAATATTTCAAGGTAAGATTTGGTCAGCCAAAAATGGTGAAGCCAGATATACTGGAGTAAATCAACATAATAAACACCTACATATTTCCATCAAAGATAACTGCGGTAACGATACGTCACCTTGGTTTCCTTGGCTGGGAAAAGCAACAACAATAAACAAAGTGGTAGCGGCAACAAAGCCTTTACCGAAGAAGGAGAACAAATGAAAGATTTAATTGCTAAGTTAAAGAGCAAGAAGACAAAGGCTGCAGTCAAGTCTTACCTTCGTGCTGTATTAGCATCAGCAGTAACAATGGGACTAGCACTGGCTGCTGACCTCACACCAGAATATGCAATCCTAATCGGTTCAGTAGCCGCACCATTGGCTAAATGGGCAGATAAGACCGAAAAGGAATACGGTCTAGGCTCTAAATAAATACCTTTAATTAGCCTTTAAAGGCTGTTTATAGACACGAATAACCCCCGCCCTAGTAGAGATACTAGAAAGCGGGGGCTTTTCTTGTTTTCTAAGCAGTTCCCCTGCTACTTAGATAACTCTTGTGCCACTTGGAGGATTTTATCTGGTCGTATCAGATAGCCTTTTGAAGGGTTAGGTTCTATATTACAGGTAATAGGATGGCCCCAAAGGGTAACTGCTCTTCTAAGCGTGTCGGTTAATACTATAAATACATTGCCTTCTAAAACAAATGCCCAGTACTCAGCCTTAGTTGATGACAAGCCAGATGGATACCACTCGTTGTTATTGTGTGACCAACATACTGTTTCTATATATAAGTTGCCAGTATCTTTCCACTTAAGGTCTGTCTTAACCTCAATGGTTTTACCATTAGTTAGTAGTTCATTAACCAGTGACTCACCTTCGTGGCCAACTGATAAATCTAAATCAAAGTCAGATAGTTTTGACATCATACTCCTTAAATTCTGTAATAGGTACACGCCATCCATTTATATAACTATCATAGTACTGTTCCTTAGCAAAATCATCTGGCTTTATATAGCCATATATTTCTACTTCAGAATAATATTCTGCATCTAAACATTTAGTTCCAATAATAATCTTTCCTCTATCCTTGCCCCAAAAAGCAATACTAGTTTGAGTTCTGATAGACCTAACCTCTAAATTATTTCCTACATCAGATATTGGATATCGTTTAGCGTGTAAAGCATTAGGATACCAAGGCGTATTCCAACCTAGATTATATTGTTTTGCTACTGCCCACTCACATACATTAGCCCGTATGTTTGCATTTATTTCTGGCTCTAACTTACCATCTATTTTACCTTGTGCATAGTTAGGTTTATCTTTAGAACCAAATTTAGTTAGCCATCGCTCTACTGCTAGTAGAGTGCAGACTCTTACTTCATCTTTACTCAAGTTCACTATAATAGACATCATCAAATACAGAGGCTGGGACAACTGTCTTGCCAACTATCCCACGTTTACTTCTGTATGTATCCCTTTCATCTTTAGTAGTACCTGCCCACAATCCGTGGACTAGGTGTTCGATTGCATAGTCAAAGCATTCGACTCGTACAGGGCAAGTGTTGCACATTCTTTTTATAAAATCAAGGTTACTATAGTTTCCTTTTTCTTCTGTAAAGAATAGTTCTACATCAAGTCCTGAACACGCTGGCGTATCACTAAATAACATTATCCTCCTGTTGAATAAAAGCCAGTTCCCTTAAAATGTACTGGTGTGGAGGACCATATACGAACCATTAAATTTCCGCAAGAGGTACAATCTGGTGGATTAGTGTCGGTTTTTTCTACTACTAGTTTGCAAGTCTTACATTCAAAATCATAGTAAGGCATCAGATAAAACTTCTTCCATTGGACTATAACAAAAACATCTAACTATATATTTGTTATATCTTTTATGATATATCCACAAACTTCTAGTCTTTGAACATAATGGGCAAACAAAATTACGGTAACACATTAATCGCAATCCATTCCTATGTCATCTATGGGGGTAGGTAGGGTAACTAGTGAGCCACAGTCTACACACTCACCATCTAAAAAGTAAAAGGCTATCTCGCCATTTTCAAATGCTACTATAGCAGTAAATAATTCTGAACCACATAAACAAAAATCACCTATTGGATTACCACGCAGGTCCATTGCCTTGCTGTAATCTTTTTTAAATAAATCTTTTATCTCTTTAGGATTCTTCTCTGTCATCACTATCCTCTGAATTAGTTTCTACTGTATCTGAATCCGTATAGGTACGCCATCCACCTAGTATTCTGATTAAAGAATTAACTGCACGGGTAACTCGCATTCGTGCACCATCTGCAGATGTATTTAATTCCTTTGCTAGTGCAGTCCACTCATAGTTATCTGCAGTAAATCGTATTCGTAAAATATTTTGTTTAGCCTCTGCCAACTGATTGAATGCTTTTTCTATATCTGACCGTAATACTAGCCAGTTATTTCCGTCTGTAACTTCACCTTTACCAAACTTAAAGTTAAGGTCTTTAATTTTATTAGGCAGTTCATAACTACCTGCAATTATAGATGGTAAGAATGCTTCAACAACTGAGGAATCATAATAATAAAGGTCGGCTAATTCATAGCCTGACTTGGCAGATTTTTCTTTTTCACAATAAGTTATTGCTGCATTGCGTAGTGATTTAGCAATTAGTTTTTCTTTATCTTTGGCTGGTAACTTAGACCATTCTTTATATTTAACTGGATGGGTAACAAACCACATCCATAATGTTTGTCTGATATCCTCAACATCAAGCATAGGATATCTTCTGTAGTATTCGGAGGCAAGCGAGGATACAAGCAAATCATACTCTTGTACCCACGCCTCACTCATTGGTTAGTCCGCACCTTCCCATTGTCCTCTTTGTACTAATAGTCCTATTATAGCATAGTTTGCTAGGTCTATTAGAGTATCTTCTATTGACTCAAAGTTGGGCGTGTTGCCTTTATCTACTAGGTTATTTAGCCTGGCTAACTTGTCGTGCATCCTGACCCGTAGCCCATTCATAGCCCCTCCTGGGGCGTGAGATATATTTAATGGGCCATAGTCTTCTTGCTTTTTAAGTAGAATCTTTCTTAGTTCTTTTATAATTACATCTACATCACTTGGATTCTTCATCTAATATTTCCTTAATGCTAGTATCGAATTGTTCCATTGCTGCTGTTACTTGTATTTCATCTGTAAACTGTTTGCCTTCTCCTATACTACTAGCGTATATAACTGTACCTAGTAGGGTAAGCATACGCATAGCACTATCTGGAGAATCTTCTAT